GGTCGGGCCGTAGCTCGCCGAGCTTCCAACCGGGGAGCTCCCGTAGAGCGCCGAGGGCCAAACCCGTGAGCTCGCCGAGTGACGCCGATGCAGCCGGCGCATCGGCCTTGCCGGCGACGAGCGACAGGCGGAAATTCATGGGTACCTGACCACGGATAACGCCAGTGAGGTCTGACCCGTCGCCGAAGATGTAGCCAACCGGCGGCTGTACGCGGCCGGGAGCGTCACTGATGGTCACGCCACCGGCGGCCATCGCCGTGGTGAGCTCTGCGCGGCGTTCAGCCAACGTGGTCACCCGATCCCCGGCATGACGTAGCGATGGATGACCGGGATGGACGCTCGCAGGACATCAGAACCCAGACGGACTGTCTGACCGTCAGGACCGAGCGACAGCACGCCATGTGGAGCGTCCCGGTCGGCGTACGCGCCAACGCCGTCCATGAGCGCGGCTCGTGTGAGCTCGGCCTCTGCCGCACTACCGACAGCGACGACGAACGTCCCCAAGCGGGTCGCGATTGCGGCATCGACCGCGGACGCACAGATGGTCGCCCACGCCGTGTCATTGGCTGTAGGAGCGGCGACCCCGGCCTGAGCCAGGATCGCCGGACCGTCGACGAATGGCACGGATTAGCTGATGACTACGACGCCGGCCGGGATGTACACCGCACCAGCGCCCATCGACCAAAACGCGACATTGCGCCCGAGCTTCTCGACATCCTCGGCGGTCGCCTGGAACGGCCCGTCCTCATGCCACGTGGCAGCCAGCGCATTGGTGGCGATGGCCGTATCAGCGGCAAGGTTCGGCTCGTGGACGATGCGCGGGGTGTCCTGGAGCTCCAGCACGTTGAGGCGGATGAGCGTGCTGCCGACCTTGCTGAAGAACGAGGTCGACGCGAGGATGACGCTGGCCGGCTGGCCGGTCGCGGCCTGAACGTCGAGCGAGGCATTGAGCATCGCCGCTCGCAATTCGGTCTCGGTCGCGGTGGCGAGCGGTGAACCGATGGCGACCGTGCCGGTACCAGCTGTGGAGAGCTTGTCGGCGAACGCGTTGTCCGTCACCAGCGCCCACGCGGCCAGCATGATCCGACCGTAGGCATCGAGGTACGACGGGCTGGAGCGACGGATCAGCTGGTAGCTGATGTCCGACCCACCGGCATACGTGACTAGCGGTTCGGTGCCCTTCTTGAGACTGACGAGCACGCTCGTCACGGGCGTCTTTTCGAGCGTCTGGACGCCCACGAGCGCCGACAGCGTGCCGTCAAAGAACGGCCACAACACGTCCATGCCACTTGAGCTCAGCGGCTCGGTCCCGATGGCCGAGATGGATGCTCGGGTCAGATTGACGATGCCCTTGACGTCGCCAACGATGCCCGGGGTCGTGACGCCGGGGTTGTCGGTCGTGATCTGGTCGAGCAGCGCCCGCGAATACGACCCGCGAAGGTCGGTGTTCTCAGGGTCGTTGACGATTGCGAGCATGAGGTCGCCGATGGACCGATAGGACCGCAGCGACTGCCACGCATCGGTCTGACCACCGGCAGCCTCTTCGGACCACGCTCGGCGGGCCTCTGTGAGCTCGATGCGGGCGATCTGACGGGCGATGCCCGAGACCTGTTCGGTCGTGATGGTCGGGGTCGGCTCGGGTGTCGGCTCTGTCGTCGGCTCCGGGGTGGGATTCGGATCGGGCATGCGATTGGCCTCCATATCTCGGACGTTGGCGGTGGCGCCGGCATATCCCGGCCTATAGCTGCCGGCGATGGCGCCGAGCATCCGGACCCGTGTGTGGGTCACGGCGTTAGTCGCCCGGCGAACCTCGCCCGGCAGGAATTCGATGGACACGCCCATGACGCGGGCTGCGACCTGTTCGGCGAAATCGCGGGCAGCTGCGGTGGCGAGTAGCCGCCCGCGGTAGATGAGACCGGCCGGGGTGTCCTCTAACTCGCTGGCATACCCGACCGGGGTGCCGTCGTGGGCATCGATGATCGGGATTCGCCGACCTGATGCCACCTCCGCGACCACATCCCTGAACGCGCCGTGCGCGAACGTCTCGATGGCATTGCCGAATTCACGCGTCGCGCCTCGTACTGGCTCGTTGTACGGAACGGCCGTCCCGCTGATGCTGCGACCGTCACCCTCGGTCTCGGCGTCACGGAGCTCCATCGAGCCAGCGAGGTCGGCACGGACCATGGTCTCGGGCATCAGACCCTCCCCAGCAATCTGGCGACGATGAGCACGAGCACGACGATGCCGATGACGATCAGGATTCCCTCAGCACTCATCGAGTGATGGCCTCCAACGCTGGCGCGGTCTCGCCCGACGAGGGCAGGGCGATGTCTGGCGGTAGACCTTCGGCAGCACGAATCTCAGCGACGGTCATCCACCCCGGATGACCCGGAGCGTCGAGGGCCAGCGACCACGCCCGGAACCGACTTTCCTGTTCGGCCCGCGTGAATTCGGCCAGCCCGAGGCGCACCCGGCGACCTTGATTCAGGTCTCCGGGCAGAACCTCGCTCATCCCGTCGCCGATCGTGTCGGTGAACGCCGTGAGCGTGTACTTGACGAGGTCGAGGCTGAACGATTCGGTCGTGCTGTAGGTCAGTGGTCCGGCCTCGGTCGGCGCGTTGATCAGATAGGCCGGGACGCCAAAGAATCGAGCGACCGATGACCGCAGCTTGTCGCCAGAGGCGTTGGCGCCATCGGTCCCGAGGTCTGCGCCGAGTGCCTGGGCCTTGGCGCCCTTGGACAGCACGGCCGGTCGGCCCGGTGACGTAGTGCGCTTGGCGACCCATCGGTCAGCGATGGAATCGGCCTGCGGGTCGGTGAGCTCTTGGTCGGTGGTCAGGGCGATGACCGGCGCGCCACCTTGCTCCCAGAAATCCTGTCGATAGGCATCGGCGGCCATCGCCGCAGCGAACGTGCCGCGGGCCAGAGCCAGGACTGACATCACGTCGTTGGTGACCGATGGCCAGACGGCTCGGCGCCAAACGCGGATGGTCGATGGGTCGACGATCTGACCGTCAACGAGGATGTTGTCTCGCAGAGCCGTCACGCGGCCCGGACAGAGCGGCCGAAGGGATCTGGCGATGCCGTCCGAGTCGAGACCGCCGACCTCTTGGATGAATACCCGGTTGTACAGCGCGAGGGTCGCGGCGACCTGCCACGTCCATTCTCGACGCGTCATGGTCGCCATCGGCCGACGAACGATGCGCGAGTCGGGCAGTCGTTCGGTCCCGCGCCACTCGCCCCATTCGGCGCGTGACGTGGCGTCGGCGATGATCCTGACGCAGCCGTAGACGGCATCGACGCCGAGGGCCGTGGTCTCCGAGACGTTCATCAGCCACGGACTGGCACTGAGGTCGTGCCCGAGTAGGCCGTTGCTGAACGTGTGTCTAGCAGCAAGGGTCGCTTCAGGGACGGTCACGAGCTCCGTGGATCCGCCGCCCTTAGCCTTGCTCTTGTGCTTGGCCACGGTCTGACCATACCACACGATTCTCAGCCCATGAGAACCGTTCTCATTGGCGATTCCACGTGGAATACCCTCCAAATGTCCGACTTCCGGAGGTTTGGAGGGGTCCGCGGTGCGGACTAGATGTGGATGTTGGGCGGTGCCGTGTACGCGATGCCGTGAGCGGCCAGCGCTGCAGCGATGACGGCATCGATCGGTCCCAGCGACGAGCCACGGGCGAACCTGAACGCACCGTCCTGGCCGACTGCACGCTTTGCGACGAGCGGGATCTGCGCGTCGAGCAGCGGGTCATCGACGGCCAGCCGGCCGCTGAGCGTCATCTCATAGAAATCCATCGAGCAGGCGACCATCGCGCCGGGTTTGAGCGCGTCCCACGGTTGACCCGTCTCGAGACCGCGACGTTCGAACGACGCCGCTGCGCCAGACACCGAATCGAAGGCGATGACGCGGACAGGGTCAGGGAAACGCTCGACCTCTTCGATGATGTGCGCGGCCGTGACCGAGCTCCGGATGTCGCGGTAGACCTCGACACCGACGCGGCCATCGACCCTGATGCCGCCAACGCAGATCGTCGCCCGGGTCCAGCCTGGATCGACGTCGACACCGAGCGCATAGGGACCGGTCAGGCCGAGTAGGGGAGTGGGGGTCCGGAGTGAGCTCCAGACTCCCGGATTGAACACGCTGTCGGCCTTGGTGTCGCTCCAGTGATTCAGGATCTCGCGCCGCCAGCTGTCGGCCGGCAGGAGCGCGTGCTGCGAGGTCAGCGCCGCCTTGGTCAGCCGACCGTCGCCGAGGGCAGGGTTGGCCTGGCCGACCTGGCGCCAGTCCAGCTGGGCATTCGGGTCCTCGCTCTGCCACCAGCACGCGTAGAACGTCGGGTCAGGCTTCTCATCGCCAGCGGCCTGACGCTGCATGCGGTCGAACATCCACCGCAGGACTACCGAATCGGCGTGGCCGGCCGTCGAGGTCATCACCATGAGCGGTGAGCGTTGGGCTGTCTGGGTCGGACCCAACGCTTCGAACATGAGCCAGTTTTTTTGCGATAGCACCTCATCCCAGAGCACGAGCCCAGCGGCCTCGCCACGGACTGATCCTGGCTGCCCGGTGACGATGTCGAGGTCCAGGTCGCCGGCGGTGATCCCGGCGAATTGGGTCGAGCGCATCTCGGTCGACAGGCGAGGGTGATTGTCGATGTCACGCCGAACGCGGTTGTACGGGAGTCGTGCCTGTCGCGCATCGTGCGCCGCCGTGAGGATGCTGTTCCAACCCTTGAAGGCGTCGAGGTGGCGACCCTCATCGAGCACCCAACCGATGAGCACGCGGATGATCGCGGTCTTTCCGTTCTGACGGGCTGTGCTTATGAGCGCGAGCCGTGCGATGAGGTCGCCGTTGCGGTCATAGCGCATCGCCTTGGTCAACGCCCGCGTCTGCCACGTGTCGAGGGTGACGCCGAGCTCACGCTTGCCCCATTTTCGTATCACCCCCCCATACGACCCCACCACTCCGGGCGGGTCCGGCGTCTCCCAGCGAGGTTCGGGCGTTTTCGTGCGTCTTTTGGTCACGAACGGACGAGCACGGTCAGATTCAGCTTATTTTGGAC